ATCTGGTTTGATTAATGCAGGCGATTATATAAATGGAGAACTTTTAGATTCTGCTGTAAATACTAGTAATCTTGATGCCAGTACTTATAATCCAAATACTGCTCAAGATACAGTAGTAGATGCAGGACTATACATAAATGTAGAGAGCTAATTATGGCAGTACAAATTCAAACAAGAAGATCTAGCACATTAAATGACAGACCATTTCCAACAAGATTAGGAGCTGGTGAGCTTGCGTTAAATAATCATAGTACAAGCCCAGGATTATTTTTTGCTGATAATGTAGCATCTCCAAGTACTGGATTAATTAAGGTAGGTCCTGTACATATTGGCAGTACTGCACCAAATAGTTCTGCAGCTGGATTTACATCATTAAGTAAAGGAGAAACTTGGCTAGATACTGCTAGTACACATATATTTAAAATATTTGATGGTTCTTCATTCCAATCTGTAAAAGCTGTGGCATCTGTATCTGCTGGACAACCTGCCAATCCTATTGATGGTCAATTACACTGGGATACATCTGGTGGTGGTAATGGAGTATTAAAAATATATTTAGCTTCTATCTCTGCTTGGGTTAATGTCTAATTAGTGTGATTTAAAAGATGGTCTAATATTCTGTCTAATTTAGTATGCACTGCTTGCATTTCTCTTAAAAAATCTTCTTTTAAGACATAATCGTGAATAACTGTATTTTTTAAATCATCAACTTCTCTTTGAATTCTATCAAATTTTCTATCTATTTTTTTATTAAAATTACCTAAAGCCCTGCTGATACCAGCAAAGGCACCGATACTACCAGATATTATTGCTGCAATTACTTGAGGTTCCATACTTTTATTATAATAGTAGGCACAGTTTAAAATAGATATTAATAAAGATAAATTATGTCCACCGCTTACGAACCGAACATAGAAGGAGCTATTGCAGTCTTAAGGGACTTGATGATAGCGAATAACTTTACGATGACTCGTCAACCATATGAACCTAATTACAGGGGATTAGTAGATGCAGTAATAGATGTAAAAGAAGGATTTCCAAACTTTGCTCCATTACAAGTAGGATTTGATGCCACAGCATTTGAAAATGTTAGTGAATCAGATGCGTTATATATGAGAACTTCTGATGGACAAGTAGGTAAAGCAAGTGCAGCTGATGGAACGGTAGAAAATGCGACTGTTGTAGGTTTTGCTAATGCTGCAGCAACAGCTAATTCTACAGTTAAAGTAATAGTTGTTGGTATAAAAACAATGAGTGGTTTAGATGCTGGTGATTTATATTTTTTATCTCCAAGTACAGCTGGAGCTATTACTCTAACCCCTCCATCAAGTGCAGGTCAAGCCGTAGTAAGACTCGGAGAAGCTGCCACTACAACTTCTTTTGCAATACAAATTGAGCCACCTATTAAGTTAAGCTGATGTCAATTGTAAAAAATTATGAGCCTTATGAACCTAATGCACAAGGTTTAACAGAAGCACTTTTAGATTTTAAATCAACTTTTGCAGGAACACCAGCTCCGAAAGTAACTGGATATGTTGCTACAACATTTGAAAATGTAACTCAAGGAGATGCAGTTTACGCTAGGGCATCTGATGGATTTATTGGTAAAGCAATTGGGAATGATACTTTTGACAAAGCTAAAGTTGCTGGATTTGCAGAAACAACAGAAACATCTGGTTCACAAGTTCGAGTTTTAGTGAGAGGGATTATTGCAACATCTGGTTTGAATTTTGGAAATCAGTATTTTTTATCTGCAAGTTCTGCAGGTTCTATAACAGAAACTCCTCCTACAGGATCAGGTAATTATTTAACAAGAGTTGGAGAAGCTGGATCTACTGGTCAATTTATTATAAAAATAGAAACACCAATCCTTTTAAGCTAACAGTTTACTAGACGTAAAATAAATATAACTAGCAATTCAATAATTTTTGAATTGTATCGGAATATAAAATGGCAACAAGAAAGGCACTTGTTTTAGTTTCAGGTCTATTTCAGGAGTTGAATTCTTCTTCTGATAAATTAGATTTTTCTGGAAATACTACAACCGATTTAAGTGAAGGTTCAAATCAATATTTTACTAATACAAGAGCTAGAGGTGCCGTATCAGTAACTGATTCTGGTGGGGATGGAAGCCTTGGTTACAATAGTTCTACTGGAGTAATTACATATACAGGACCATCAGCTTCTGAAGCTAGAGCACATTTTAGTGTTGCTTCTGGATCTGGTTTAAGTTACAACTCTGGAACTGGAGAGTTTGGTACTAGTTCTATACCTAATTCCCAATTGGCTAATTCATCTCTAACCATTGGTGGAACGAGTGTTTCTCTAGGTGCTACCCAAGGAACTTTTACAGGTTTAACTTCTTTAACTTCTACTACTCTTATAGGAACAACATTAGTTTCTGGAGCAGTAGATGCAGCTAATGCTATCTCAATAGCAAGTGGAAATATTACATTTGAAGGTTCATCAGCTGATGCAAACGAAACAATACTGACAGCAGCAAACGCTACAGGTGGAGATAAGACTCTTACATTACCTAATGAAACAGGAACAATATTATCAACAGCATCATCAATTGCTAATAGTAATTTAGCAAATTCTTCTGTAACAGTAGGAAGTACTTCTATATCGTTAGGAGGTACAGCAACTACGATAACTGGATTATCCTCTTTAACTTCTACAACATTAGTTGGTACTACTTTAATATCAGGTTCAGCTGAGGCTGCAAACTCAATAAAACTTGTAAGTGGAACTTTAATTTTTGAAGGTTCTACTGCAAATGCTTTCGAAACAACTATATCTGTTACAGATCCCACAGCTGATAGAACAATTACATTTCCAGATGCAGCTGGTACTGTGGTTTTATTAGGATCTTTAAGTGTAGCTGGTGGTTCAGGATTAACATATAACTCTGGTACAGGTCAATTTGGCACTAGTTCTATACCCAATTCTCAATTAGCAAACAGTACGGTAACAGTTGGTTCAACAGCAATATCTTTAGGATCAAGTGCTACTACAATTACTGGATTATCTTCTGTAACTTCAAGTGCGATAGTAACTAATGATAATGGATTTAGAGTAAGAGACAATTCCGATAATACAAAACAATTAGCATTTGAATGTTCAGGAATTACAGGTAGTACAACTAGAACCATGACTGTCCCTGACAGTGATGGGACAATCAGCACTGAAAGTTTTGCTACCGCAATAGCAGTAGCGTTATCATAGTATTATGGCAACCCAGGTTCAATTTAGAAGAGGAACAACAGCACAGCACTTAACATTTAAGGGAGCTGATGGTGAAGTCACGGTAGATACTTCTCTCAAGACTGTAGTTATACATGATGCGCTCACAAACGGAGGATTTCCATTATTAAGACAGGATGGCACAAATTCTTTATTAGAAAGAGGTAGTCCAACTAATTGTGCAATTAAATTTGCTGGGGATACAAATACTGGTTTAATATCACCTGCTGCAGATGAGATAGCGTTAGTTACCGGTGGGTCTACTCGTCTTACAATAGATGCTAATGGAGCTGCTACCTTTACAGGTAATGTTCAAGTTGATGGAACTTTATCAGTAACAGGAAGCTTCGATTCCGGAGAAAACTTAGCATTAATTATTGCTTTAGGATAATATGGCAAACACCTTCAAAGTCGATACGAAATCAAGTTGCACAACTGATGCACATACAAGCTCAACTGCAAATGTTTTATCAGCTGGTGGTTCTGCCACATTAGTTCTTTTAAGTATTTTGGTTGCTAATAAGACTGGAGCCAGTGCGGATGTTGATGTTTTTTTAGTAACTAATACTGGTGATGATGTTTTTCTTTTAAGAAATGCACCAATACCAGCTGGATCTTCTCTTGAATTGATAAGTGGTTCAAAAGTAATTATGGAAAGTAGTGATGTTTTGAGAGTAAGAACTGATACCTCTAGTGCTATTGACGTTACTGTAAGTTATCTAGAGCAGACTTAATATGGCTTTAACTGCGAATAATGATCTTGTTACTTTATCTGTTAATTTTGAAAGTCTCAAAGCCAAAGTTGACGCAATTGAGATTATTGTCTATGGAGAAAAAGTTTTAGAACTTGATGATTCTACTTGGGAAAATATTAGAAAAAAAAGAGATTATATTTTAAAATCTACAGATTGGACTGTAGTTCCTGGATGTAGTGTTGATCAAGCTCAATGGTCTGCATATAGACAGAATTTAAGAGATATACCTCAAACTTTCACAGTAATTACAGATGTTGTATGGCCGGTTCAACCATCTACTTCAGGACCAAATACCTAGAAATTCCTCATATTTACTGAGCTTAAAATAAACAGAGATACTAAGACGATTCTCGATTAAACTGCTATGCCATATATTGGAAATAATATTCGATCTGCTGATGATTTTAGGCTAATTGACGATATCAGTAGCGGTTTTAATGGTAGTGCTACCAGCTTTGCTTTACTTGTTGCTGGATCTTCACCTATCCCTTTTCCAAAATCACCTCAAACAGTTTTAATATCAGTAAACGGAGTTATTCAAGAACCTGATCCTACAGGTGCTTCAGGGTTTAATTTAGTTGGTACAAATATTGTTTTTAGTTCTGCTCCTACGGCAGGACATTCCTTTTTTGGAATAATATATGCAACTGCTGACTATCTAAATGCAGGTGGTACATTCCCAGACGGAAGTACTGGTTCTCCCTCCATAACCTTCTCAAATGATACCGACACTGGCCTAATGAGGATAGGTTCAGGTGATATTGGTTTTATTTCTAATTCTACTCAAATTGCAAACATAGATAGTAATGGAATAACTATTTCATCTGGTAGTTTAGTTATTGCTGACAGTATTATTCACAGTGGAGATACCAATACAAAAATAAGATTTTCAGATACTGATGAAATAAGTTTAGAAACAGATGGTATTCAAAGATTAAAAGTAGATGGTTCTGAAGTTGTATTTAATAATCCTGGGGCAAATGTAGATTTTAGAATTGAAGGAGATTCAGATGCAAATTTATTTCTCGTTGATGCTAGTGCAGACAAAATTGGTATAGGTGCTGCACCGATATCTACTGGGGCAAAGCTTGAAATTACTAGAAGTACAGCAGGTGCTTTTGTAGATGCTTCTGACTCTAATCTTAGACTCTTAAATACAGATACTTCAGGAAATAATAATCAAACCTCATTACAATTTACAACCGCTACAACTGGTTCTGGTGCTGATAGTGCAATAGTTTCACAAGCTGAAGATGCAAGTGGTAACAGCAGAATTGAGTTTTGGACTGATACTTCTAATGGTATGAGTGAAAAAATGGTCATAACTTCGACTGGACTAGTAGGTATAGGAACATCAAGTCCAAGTGGGAGTTTACACGTTGATGCAGCTTCTGGAGTAGATGGTCCTGTTTTTGATAGTGGTGGAACAAATAATACAAACCATGCTTTTATAGTAAGAGATAGTGCCAACACTCAGCTTTTAAGAATAAATAATAATGGAAATATAGGTATAGGTACAACAAGTCCAGGAAATAAATTACACGTTGAAGGTGCAGCACCTAGTGGTGGTTTTATTACAAAGTTATTTAATACAGTCGGAAGTGGCGATGTAGCTGGTCATGTTTTGTTTTTAGATGCAAATAGGTCAGATACCACTAATACAAGATTAATTGATTCAAAAGATAGCAAATTCACTGTTTTTTCTAATGGTGCTGCTAATTTTGCTGGAAACGTAGGTATGGGTATATCAAGTCCTACTTTTGCTTCTGGTGGGGGGCTGCATCTAAGAGGTGCAGATGGTGGTCAAACACGATTACACATGACTACAAGTGGTTCAGGTGATGCTGGAACTGATGGATTTTATATAATTTCTCTTGGTGGAGAAAGTGGATCGGCATCTGGTGAAGTAATGTTAATGCAAGTAGAAAATAAAGCATTAAGATTTGGAACCAATAATGAAGAGCAGGTCCGTATTACCGAGCTTGGTAGAGTTGGTATTAACACAACAGCTCCTCAAGCATTTCTAGAAATTGTAGGCACTAATGCCGGTGGTAATGTAGATGCATTGCATTTAAGAAATAACGGTTCATCTGATAATACTACTGTAGAAATTAACATGATAACGTCTACAGATAATACTAACACTGCATCAAGGAGTTTTATAAAAAGTGAGAGGCAGAGTAGTGCCTCGGAACTAGTATTTGGTACCGCTGACATAGAACGTATGCGTTTGTCCGAGTCAAGTTTATCTTTTGCTGGATCTAAGTCCGGTAATGCTTACCCAGATGCAACTTTAATATTTAATTTAAAAGATAGTAATGGTAACAGTAAGAAAGCTCAAATACTTTCAAATAAAGTTAGTGATATACATAGCACTTTAGAATTTGGAACTACTGTCAGTAATACCTTTGCTGAGAGAATGAGAATTCATACTAATGGATTCGTAGGTATTGGTACAAATAGTCCAACAGCACTTCTTCATGTGGATAGTGATACAGGTACTGCAGGTATAAGAGTTTCTGGTGATGGTAATGCTTTCATAGAGTTAGATGCAGATACTAGTGTAGCTGGGACTCAAATTTCTTTTATTGACTTTAAATTAGCTGGAACAGTAGAAGCTAATATTGCGGTAAATGAAAGTGTTTCTGGAAATCCTTTAGAAATTAACTCTGCTACCGATCATAATATTTCATTGTGCACTGGAGGAGGAGATGTAGGTATAGGTACAACAAGTCCAGATGGTAAGTTAAGTGTTACTGGCGATATAGTTTGTAATAGTGGCACAGTTAGATCTAATGATGGCTTTGTTTCTGATACTGATTTAATTTTTAATGCAGATGCTAATGCTAATGGTAATAATTCAATAATTTTTAAAGAAAGTAATAACGAAAAGATGCGTATAGATTCGAATGGAAGATTCTATTTTGCTACAACTACTCAAGGCCCTCATGGAGGATTCTACAATATTGATGGTAGTGGTGATAGCTTAAATACACTGAATGTTAAAGGAAATAATGGTAATTATGTAATGATAAGTTCATCAGCAAGAAGTGGTGGACATCATATATTCTTCTCAAATCGACAGTCTGGTTCTAATGTTAATACAGGTACAATTCAAGATAATAATTCTAATGTAAGCTATAACACTTCTTCAGACTATCGTATTAAAGAAAATATTGTTTCAATATCAGATGGTATAACTCGCCTCAAACAATTAAATCCTGTTAGACATACATTTAAAAATAACCCTGCTGTTGGAACTGTAGATGGATGGATCGCTCATGAATTAGATACAGTCTGTCCTTATGCAGTTAATGGTGAAAAGGACGCTGTAAATGAAGATGGTACTCCCAATTTGCAGGGTGTGGATTATGGAAGAATTACTCCTCTTTTAACAGCAGCTTTAAAAGAGGCAATTGCAAAAATAGAAACATTAGAAACTAAAGTTGCTGCATTAGAAGCAGCTTAAAAAATAAGCCAAAGTAAAATAAAAATATATTAATTATTTTTTAAAATGGCTGTTACATGGGGTGTTGTTTGTCTTGATTCAACAAAAACAGTAGGAAGTTTATCTGACGTAGTAACTAATGTTCATTGGACTGCTTCTGATAGTGAAACTGTTGGTGAAGATACATACACAGGAAATGCATATGGATCTGTAGGTCTAGCTGAGGCTGATTCATCATCTTTTACTGCTTATGGTGATATCAAAGAATCTGATGCTATTGCGTGGGCAAAAGCTGCAATAGGAACTGATGAAGTTACTGCGATAGAAACACGTATTGCTGACCAGATTACTGAAGCTAAGACACCAACAACAACCTCTGGAGTGCCTTGGTAAAGTTAGGCATTTTAAACTAGATATATCAAAAATAGTTATTTAGATGGCATACATAGGAGCAGAGCCTCTTCCTGGGCAGAATAGAGAAGTAGATGATATTTCCAGTAGTTTTAACGGAAGTACTACTGCTTTTACTCTACAAGTAAACTCCGTTAATACTAGTCCCGGCAGTTCAAACAGTATTATTGTATCTGTTGGTGGTGTTATACAAAATCCAGGAACTGATTATACAATCGCTGCTAGTACAATAACTTTCACAACAGCACCTGCTGCAGGTCTTGATTTCTTTGGTTTAATTTTAGGAGCCAGTATAGATACTGCAACAGTTGCTGATCAGGTTATTACAAATGCAAAAATTAGTAACACTGCTGGAATAGCCGGATCAAAAATTGCACCGGACTTTTCAGCTGTTAATGCTGTTACTACAAGATTTATGGTTCCTCCAAAAATTACCACAACACAAAGAGGTAATTTAACAGGATTAGTTTCAGGTGCATTTATTTATAACACAACTCTAAATAAATTACAGGTATATAATGGCTCAGCATGGGAGACAGTTACTAGCTCTACTTAATATGTGCTGTTGCATGAGAGATATCAATTTAGTAAAATTTAATTAAATACTAAAGAAAATGCAAAAAATTTTTAACGCTATTGCCGTTGCTTCGGGAGTTGTCTCTCTAACTGTTGTAGGTGCCACTATAACAGCTTATGTCATGAGAGATGCAATCATACAGACCATACAGGACAAAGCTTTGGAGACAGTCACAGGTGGTTTTAAAGATGCTTTACCTATTCCAGATGCCACTGGCTCTGTAATACCTGAACTACCTACACCGATGTTTTAAAATTGTCTGAAATTTCAGAAATTCTAATAAATACTGTAAGCATTCCTGAAGTAAAAAGTCATTTTTTTTCTCCTATACAATCATTACCACAGAATCCTCCAGTAACTTTACAGATTGGTAATCCAATTATTGAGATTCCAGGGTGTGTAATTTTTAATCCAGCGAATGACAAATCAATAAATTTAGTTAATGAGGATGAAAGAGGTAATAGAGTTTTATGTGATGCGGGTACTCCAAGTTTTACCCCTATGGATTATCAGCCTGAAAATCTAATATACGTACAAGATGCAGCAGCTCCGGAAGTTCAACCAGCTCCTGAAGTAGAAACTGAACAACCAAATCTAGGTAAATTACCTAAAAATGTACCAAGTTGCCCAAGTCCCAATCAACCTAGAGTTGGAGATTTAACACGGAATGGAAAAGAGATAGTTGTAGGTCATGAACTTAATGAGGATAAAACACTCTGCATAGTTTTATATGAGCCAAGCTCACCAGTAGAAAAATTACTACCAAATACAAGTCAGGTAAGTAATACAGGTGCTTTAGCAGTAGTAGCAACGGCTTCGGCTGCAGCGACACCCTTATTATTAAGGTTAATACGACCATTAATAAAGCAATTAATAAAAAAAATTCAAGCTTTATTAGGTAAAAAAATAGTTAAACCTTCTCGTGCAGAAATAAAAACTAATCAATATCGTGAGAAGAAAGGACTACCACCTTTAAAGAAAAAATAGATTTATTTTGGAATTGAATGTTGATGATCTGGGATAACCCCATAAGGATTTGCAACTACAATATCGGCACAGATCTGAGCTGATGGACTTGATTTTGAGAAGGTAACTCCCAATCTTTTTTGCTCCGCACAATGCTTTAACCTTGCCATCTCAAAGTCTAATCTTTTATTGGCTAAAATTTGTTTATTTAATTCATTTTGAGTATTAGCAGCTCTTAAGCAACCCTCGTTATGCCTTTTATCGAGAGGTATAGTCACGTTCATACTGATACCCCATCCAATACTATGATTGGTCTTCTGACCTGTTCTAACAGGTTTTTCGTAAAGTATCGCTCCAGGGTTGTCTAATAGACCATCGTTATTGGTATCGGAGGTGTCATATACTGGGTCAAGCCATTCTCTTTCATAAGGTTCTTTCCATGAGTCTTGGAGAGTGGCAAAGGGAGTGATGGTAAGGGTAGATCCCTGACAGGACACGCCATTTCCGTGAGTATTCGTCATATAAGGTCCCGATAAATTTTGGACGGCTAAATTCGATACGGAACCACTGGAATTTGCTATAGGATTGGCTGTGGCTGACACCCCTCCTACTTCATTTGCATAGATAGGAGCACTGAATATATTTAAAGCTAAAAATAAATATTTTACTGACTGAAGGTTGATGTTGTATCTGTTACGGATTGTATTTCTGTTGTTCTCTGGATTATGGTCTGAGATTTTAATCCAGGTTGGCTGAGTGTAGTAGTCATCTGCCAAGGTTTCGTTTCGTCTACTATTGAAAAGTTTGGCATATTTGTAGAATCTAAATTTGTCCACGTAGAATTTACTCCATTTAAGGTCTGCGTAACACTTTGAGCTGGAGGAACCAAGCTACTACTATCTGTCTTTATATTATTCCCAGTTACGGTATATTGCCAGCCTGTCTGATAATCTATGACATTTATTGTCTCAGTTACCGTAGAAGTAGTCTCAGTATGAGATTGTAGTACACCTGTATTAAAATTCGGAACTACAGGCACTGCCTTCGCAGTTGTGCTCATCAGACTTAGGAAGATTACTGGTATTAACTTTCTCATCTGTCTCACGATCTTCTTTTTCTTTAATTGCAAAAGCATGATCCTTTAACTTCATTTTATTGAAATTTCGCTTACAAATTGACCAATTGCAGTTGTTCCTGCACCCCCAGCTGTTAAGCTGACTGTTGATGAGGAATCGATTGTCCCCGCTAATCCTGAAGCAGATCCTGCAGCAGTTGAGGTTTGTGTACTTAAAGCACTTACAGCACCAACACTTGGAGCAGTGCTAACTAAAGCGTCCCCTTGGGTGAATGATTGTGTGAAAGACCAGCTTTCGCCTGCAGTTGCCTGGACAGCAGACAATGTAGGAATCGATGCTACTCCTGACGCAATCGTCATAGAACCAATAGAGTTAGTAGCTGATCCACCATCTGGTGTGTATTGTGTTGTCACGTTATTCCCGGAAACGCTATATGTATTTCCAAGTCGTTCAACATTTGTTGCCGCTGCATTAACAGTTAATTGAATACTACTGGAAATTTTATGAGTGACATCTGCTTCCGCTGCTGGTGCAAATATCAATATCAACAATGGAAGAAACTTCTTCATTTTTCTAGGTTTATTGTTTGCTATACATAAGTTTACATGAGGGTAAACTTAGTATGTAATTACATAATCAAATGACAGAGAATTCAAAAGAAAAAAAGAATGTTTTCTCAAAAATAAAAGAAAACATAGATGACAAAGAAGAGCAGATAGCTTTTATTTCAGTCATTGTCAGACTGGTTGTACTCGGCTGGTCCGCATTCATCGTAAGCCTTAATTACATAAGTATTCCAGGATATTCAAATGAGCCCAAGGATATAACTTTTCCGGCTTCGATCCTGACTGCCGCGATTTCAACATTTGGCATTGAGGCATCACGTAAAAAAGGCGAAAAATCTAAAGATACTGAAAATAAATCTGGTGCGGTAACCACTCAGATCTTACGTATTGAGCAAGCTCCAATCAAAATAATTACTGAGAGTACAGGTAAATGATATGTATAGTAATAGACCACGGAGAAATTGGGGAATCATAGCTGTAGTATCGGTTTTAGGGATATCTAATCTCTCTTTAATGAATACTTTAGTTTCTCATAAACTAAAAAATCCTTTTCCTAATATAAATTTACCAGTAGGACCTTATACAAGTTATAGAGTTGTTACTTCAGAAAAGGGATATAGTATCAGCTATAGAGCAAACGACCCTAAGATTTTAACTAGAGTAAAAGATCTAGAAGAACCTAAAGGACTGTTCGGTAATAAGAAAACTGAATTACATCTAAGAGAAACTTATACAATGGAGGGTCATGGTAGTAAGAAAGAGGTAGAGGGAACCGTAATGACCGATAAAGATATTGCTTGCATAAAAGTAGAGGGTAGTGGTAACTCTACAGGTAAGCTTGTAGGAGCCTCTGTGGGAGTTAAAGCTGCACCTGTGTTTAGTAACATCCCAATAGTTGGATGGCTTGCTGCTGGCTTTGTAACTATGTTTGCACAGGACAAAGGATCAGAGATAGGTGGACAAATAGCTAGAGACTACAATGATTGTTAATAAGTTATTCTAGGGTTATACTCTAAGTAGTTACTTATTTAACATGTCTTGCGGATTAGAAATGGAAAAGCTAAAAGATTATGACAAGCAATTGGATGCTCAGCTTGCAGCATTATCAGATCGAATCACACAATTAGAATCTCAGTTAGCCACTGATAAAAATACTTATTTAAAAGTTTTAGGTGCAAAAGAATTTTCGACTTCATTAATTAAAGAGGCTACACCAGCTGATGATGCTGTAGCTGCAGTTGTGCCAGAGGCAAGTGGTGATTAAGATGTTAAGGGAGATGAATAGAGATAGATATAAAGCCTTAAAATTATTAGCAGATCACCTTCGCACTCCATCTAAAGATTTGTCTTTAAATGCAATTATTAGTGATGTAAAAGATGAAGATCTTAAATGGGTAACAGAAAAAATTCATTATTATTTATTAAGACTTCTCGAAGAAGTAGACTATGAAAAAGAAGAAGAGATTGAACTAGTTTCATTAATGGATTAATTACTACACTTGTGTAAGTTTATGCAGCATAAAGTTTCTACAAGGTTGCAAGGTACATGTGATTCACTGCGAGCAAGATCTACTAGCAAATTTAATTGAACTTTCTCCAAAAAATGCTCGCCACAAATTTCGACAATGTATATTTGAATCTTGGAATTGGAAATGTGCTTACTGTGACAAAGAATTAGATAGTAAAACAGCAACTATTGATCATATTCTTCCAAAATTTAAAGGTGGACATAATGTTAAATCAAACATGATTTGTTCCTGCTCTAAATGTAATAGACTTAAAGGATCTAATTTTTTAGAAGATTGGTACAATCCTAGTTATAAGTTTTACCAAGAGGAGAGACTTGTTAAAATAAAACATTGGATGGAACAAGAAAGTTCTATTAAAATTTTATCTCCGGATAAAGCCACACCATATATAACAAATGACTTCTACATCGGCTGGGTTGCCTCCTGATCCTCAAATGTTTCTTAGAGATAAAGCAACTAAAGTTGCTCTACAAATGGAGGAGTTACAAAGAGCACGTATGCCTAAAGATCCTGCTTTAACAGGAGATGAAGGACAAGATTTAAAAAGTAAGATAAGATCAGGACAGTTCAAGATTGTTTAAATGGCAAATGTCAATCCGAAAGATGCTCAACTTGTAAATGAGCATCTTGTTCAGTGTCTAAGAGACTCAGTAATGGTTCATAATCAAACTCAAATAGTACACTGGGGCTTGTTAGGATCAAAATTTTATCAAATACATCTTCTTACAGGGGATATACAAACCGAAATGGGAGAAGGAATCGATAATGTTGCTGAACATATAAGATCTGTGAATGTAATGACACCATCTAGTGTTGGAGATTTGTTGTCATCAAGAATAAAAGATATCAATATTTCTGATCCATTTGATCAAGACAAGATTATTTTAGATTTAAGTATGGCTCATGACATGCTTGCTAGTTTTTTTGAGGAGTTAGCGAAGTATGCAGGAATGATAGGAGATGATCTCACTCAGGATTTAGCAGTAGAACGAGCTAGAGTACATAAAAAAAATCAATGGCATCTTAGAGCTACAATGACATATATGACTTCTAATAAAGAACGTACAGATGTCGAAGAGGGCAAAAGCTAAACAACTTTCAAAAGATCGTTTGAAATGTAATAAACCAAAGAGGACTCCTAGTCATAAAACTAAGTCACATGTTGTAAAAGCATGTAAAGACGGTAAAGAAAAGATAATTAGATTTGGTCAGCAAGGGGTGAAAGGGGCTGGTAAAAATCCTAAAACAGAAAAAGAAAAAGCAAGAAAACGTTCATATTATGCTAGACATGATGCTCAGGATAAAAACCCTGATAAATTTTCTGCTCGCTATTGGTCACATAAAGTTAAATGGTAATTAAATCAAACTCCAACTTCTCCACCATTTTGTAATTATATATTTTTCTTCTTTAGCTGGTGGTAAAGCTTCATGCATAGTTTTGTAATTAGGAAATCCATTAAGATATAAATTGTTCCAAGCTACTAATAAACCTTTTCTAGGTTTAATTTTTAAATTTAGATATTTAAAGTATGTTTCACCTCCTTCATGCACATCATTTAAGTAAATCATGGTTGTCCAAGTTCTTTGACCCATCCATTCACAATATGTTTTAAATTCATCTGAAAAAGGTGAGAAAAAATCATAATGCTCTTTGTAATATTCTCCAGGTGAGTATTTTTGTCCTTGCATAACCTCACCTAAAAAAGGATTTAAATTTAGTAAATTGGAAATTTTTTTGTCAATTGTTAAAAAAAATGGGTCACTAAAATAACCTAATGTAGCTGTTTTGCTAGTTCTATATTCATTTACTAAACAAGTATCATCTTTATCAGCAACGGTAGATGCTCTTAAACGTGAACCAATTAATTTAATTAAATCAGTACATTCTTTATTAGTTAAGAAATTTTCATATTGATATATTTGAGTAAATGGATAATATATTCTTTTACATTTTTTTCTTAATTCATTATTATAAAACTTTAAATAATTTATTATTTTTGGTTTTTTTCTAAAAAAACAACGATTAATTATATTATTAACTTCATTGTCATTAAGGTTGCATTGGTTTTTAAAAGTTCGAATTATTTGAGTTTTACTAGCTCCACTAAGAGCACACTCCATAAAATACTCAGTTAGATCTTCTAATTCCATTGTTGAGTACACTTAGTCCTAAAATGATATTAAACGTAAATTCTAATTATGGAAGTAGTTGCCGTCAGTTTTATTATATTATTTAGTGGGACATATGGTGTCGGCACTATTTTATTAGAACGTACAAAGAAAGGTAATTAGTGTTAATTGCTCATTAATTCACTATTGGTAGTATATGTATAAAGGTTTTTATTTATATGGATCTTAACCTTCCTGTAAATGTAGAGTTTGCTATTCATGCAGCCGCTATATCTATTCAAACTTTAGACCGAGTAGAATTAGAGGAAGCATTTATTGAGCTTTTACATCAAAAAGCGTTAGATCGTCAAATGTTTTACAGCATTATGAAAGATCATGGCATAGATGCCAACATACAATTTCAGCTCTCGACTGAAGGGCAAATTTCTTAAAGGACATGGCTACACGAACAATTGAAGCAACTCTAGATACATTCAGTGTTGATGCTGGGTCTGAGATAACATATCTAGGTCCTACAACTGCAGGTAATAAAGGTGATTCTATAAGGGGATTTAGAGTAAATCCAGGTGGAACAGGTGATATTAAGGTGACTATTGATAGGTCTGAAGGTGTAAATACAATTCAAATATTTCAGGAAGATGCATTTTCAACTGGATCTGCACCTACTGGCTATAAAAAGTTTTTTAATATATCCCAAGCTGGAAAAGGTAAAGGGGCAGTTGGAGTTACAGTAACTAATGCTGCAAAAAATTACGTTGTACTTTTAGAATTAGATGGTTATTCTGAAGTAAGTTACAACGGATCGGTTGTCGTCCCTTAAAAATACTTTTTTTACAGAGAAAGGATTTACTTTAACAAAAAAATTTACTATTCCTAGAGTATCTTTAGGTTTAGGAAGGTATGCATCATATAAAAATTTTGGTGAAGATAAATGGAAAATAGGTTATGAAAGTGAAATGATTGATGATCATTTTCTTAACGAAAACGATAAAGCATCACAAAAACAAATAGACGATCAATTTTATAAAGATTTACAATCATTTTCTTTAACAGCTCAGAAATATATTTTTGTGAAATTAAACAATAATAGGAAAGCAGCCCTTTTAAGTTTTGCTCATAGTGTAGGAATTAATTCTTTTAAATCATGCAAGTTATTAGATCTTATTAATAGCTATGGTTCAAAAAATAAAATAATTAAAGAGTGGAGTCCCTTTATAAATCGCATATGGGCTTCAGGTGGAGATTTGATGATTTCAAGAAGAAGAACAGAATTAGATATGTATTTTGCCGCAGATAAAGAAATACCTACTTTCTATCCTCATAAATGCCATGCTAAGGTTTGTTTACTTAATATTGCAGAAACTTATAACGGATCTCCTACACAAGTCAAAGCGATAGAGTATTTAGAAAAAAAATTTAAAGAATTTGATCCATCGGGGAAGACTTTACGTCAGTTTTTTCGATACTGGAACAGTACTCCAAGTGGTCTAGGATCTCCTTTGCGTCGCAAGGTCGATCCTTGAGCCAGTCTAAACAATCCATCAATAATAATTCTCTAGAATAATTTTTTTCGAAAGCGATCCAATCTATAGAGGAGGAATCAGGTATAGAACGTAATATTGTTGGCTTTGATTCCATCTCCGTAGATTGCTTTTGCTGTTTCATGTAATTCATTGTTATCATCATTGTTCATACTTATTTTTAGCAGAACTAAATATCCAATCAAATCATTTACTACATCTTCATCACTAGCTAATAGACCTGCACCTTTCATAATTCGATTTAATTTATCATCAATACGAACTAAAAGTTGTTCTGTCGCGGAACATTTACTAAAAATTCTGTTAGGTTTTAAAGCAGAATCTCCATATTTTCTATTTTTATGAATAAGTAATTCTTTAATATCATCACAGACACCACTTATTTTTAGTTCTGTTTCATTCATAGTCATGTTAGTCTCCAATACAATAGATGTATGAAACCTCAGTCTACTTCAAGTTACGACGTTGACAATCGTTACAGATTCTATAAGTCGTTGAATTCACGTACAGATTTAGCTCCATCAAGGCGTGGAGTCAGACCTGGTGTTGATGATAATAATTCCAAAAAATTTGTTGATGCTTATGTAAATAGAATGAGAGAGATGAATTTTCCTAGACAAATGATTAGTTAACAAATTATTTTTCCAATATTTGAAAATATGTATTTAAAACGGTCAACCTGATCAAATCCATAATTGAGTGCAGGTAGATAAATAAAGTAACCCCAATTTATAGGTGAATCTAAACATTCAAATTTTTTCCCATGAATTAAGTTTGCCCTTTCATATGGCACACAAACTGGATAATCCCACATTTCGGGACAGACTCTAATCATTTCTGGATATGTAGTAAAAAATAACGCTTCTGGAATATTTCTTAGTTTCCATTCTCTAAGTAATCTTTTAAACCATATTACGGATGGAGCTTTAGCTCCTTTACCTGCTGACAAACTCCATCTCCAAGTGCCTCTTTTTTTTGCAAATGAACATCGGCCATAAGTAGGAGGAAACAAATATGTTTTACCTACCCAAGGTTCATCAATATTAAGACCATCTTGTTCATATGTATATATTTTTTCTGCTCTTAGAAATTGACAATTAGCATCGTATGTAGAACATGGATCTAAATCTATAGTTTTTAATAGTGCATCTATGTAAGGTATATATTCACAAGGAGTTAACCAATCATGAGAGATATGATCAACTTGTGCTAAAGATCTTTTACTAGCACCCCATGAACCTTTTGTCACATCATTTTAAAACTTGCACCTTCACAATCTTTTTTATAATGAACTAAAGACATTTGTTTGTCATCTTGAATTATAAATAGAGCGTCTTTATCAGGATCTAACTTCTCTGCTCTAACTATTGCTTTCTTCATTACATCTGCTTCACCTGTTTTGTCATGTTTATTTAGATCATCTACAGCATGAATAAGGTTATTAACCGTTAAGTAAAACATGGATTTCTTTTCATCTTCATGAGTAGGTACATAAACCATTACCCCTGGACCTTCATTTGAATAAAATTTTCGATAAAACTCGCACATATCAGCACATATTCTTTCAATAGTAAGTTGATAAAGCTTTTTCTCATCCTCATTTATAGCTGTACCTATTAATTTTTTTAGTAATTTATTTCTTCTGTTTGTCATTTTGAATCCTTAACTTCTATATTTTTACTATTTTTTTTGTCTTTGTCAATTTTTATAAGATCATGCAATCCTGATTTTTTAAGTGTCTCCAATAATTTTGGCAATGGTCTATAAAGAACAACGGCTTTTTGCATATTTCCAATTTTTTTAATTAATTTTCCATTTTTATCTCTTAATTTTGTAAGTTCACCCTGTCTAATTAAATATTCTGCAACACATCTATATCTTCTTTTTTCGGCTAAATTTATTTCGGGGTATCTATCACATATAGTGCTAGTTTTCATATCGCTAAAAGTAAGCCTTATTTGATCAGCTAATGATAAACCAAGAACTAAATCTTTAGTGCTTGTTTCATAACTAGAAACTAATTCTAAATATCTTCTTAAATCTTGATTAGTAAAACTACCAGATGGAGGTACAAATATTTCTACTTGCTCTATTAATGATTTACAAAGTTTTTTTCGAAAATTTCTTGTAGTGACTGAATTAATATCTAAATCTACAAATCTATAACTCTGATACAAATTGTCCGGATCTTTATGTGGAGCATAATTTGTTGTATCTAAGATATCTACCCAGTCCTCTAATTGTTCTGATTCCATTAAAGGACACTATCTATTCGCATACTAGCTTATAATTTGTTTTCGTTCCATTGCTGTCTATGACTAAGCAGTAAAACCCAGATATAGTAATGCCTTATACTTTTAAAATGATCTTTTAATTTCACATGATCATCCCAATCTTTACCGTATAATTCTGTTAGTCTTTTTTTACATTTTTCAACTGATCCACTATAGTTAGTGGCCTCCCAACAAGATTTAGCAAATATAATCTCCTGTAATGTGCATAAACTCTCTAACTGTGCAGTGGACATACCATGCAAAAGTTGGCTAATATCAGAGAGATAAGGATATTTTTCGTCATGCGTCGCCCTATTACTTACGCTGAATTGCTTTTGATTTTGCTTCTGCTCCCTATAGGGTATATCGGAGCTAATCATTTGTATGAGTTTGTTACAGATAGAATCACTATAGAAGTTAAATTTAAAAAGTAAAATGGGTGGCAGCAGAGGATCGGCTCCTACTATTATTATGCCAGAGCAAACAGTCGATGAAAGGTATCAAACTGTAATTCCAAAAGAAAGTTTTCAGGATTTAGCTGAAACAATGAATAGGATAGAAACTGATTACAATAAAGCTGTGGATCGAAGATATGATGTAATGGGAACACCAGCAGAGACAGGGGCAAGACAAAAACTTATAGATTATCAATCAGCTGCATCATATTTAGCATCACTTCCAAAATTTGATGTAGACACATCATTTCAAACGACACCAAGACCTTTTGATATTGGATCTACCGATACATCTTTTACAACTCCATCAGGTCAAGTAGCAGGTAAACAACCAACAAAATCTGGAATATCACCAGGTACAAGCCAATTGGATTTATTAAAACAAGTTACCAAAGAAAGATTAGATTTTGCTAAACAAGATTATATGAATGCACTTAAATTAGCTCAAACAAAACCAAGACCTACAGGTACAATAACAAAGAATCCATCTTTTGCGACAAGAGATGCAGAGTTATATTTGCCTAAACAAGAAGGTAAAACTGTTTAAACAGAACCAAAATTAATAGTACCTCCAGCAGCACCAGTTTGTCCTACTACACTCTCTGTAATCAAACCAAAATTAATTTGTTCTTCAACATTCTCAAATACAAACCTCCAATCAAGAACAGATACATTTAAACCTATTGAATAAGTTGTTTCTAAATATCTTATGTCATTTGTAATTACAAATAAATACTTACCTTTTTCTAACCTTGTAGAGGGATAATCATTTAATAAACCAGCAGTGTCATCTTCTGCGTAATCAATTGCAGCGTCATGAAAAACATATCCATCATCATTTATAGGCAATTCTTGTCTGTGACCATTTTCATCAATTTCATAAAAAGCTACAAGTGTATTTCTATTAGTATTTTCTTCATATGAAAATCTTGAAAATTCTTGTGTAAATTGAACTGATCTAGGAAGATTTAAAATAATTTCATAAAATGTACTTTGTTTTCTAGATAATCCACCATGAGAATTGGATATTATTTGTGACTTAAATATTGATGAAAAATCACCTAAATTAATTGGGTTATTTAAATTATCTCCTTGTTCAGCAGGTTTGGGATCTGACCCAAAATAAGAAGTAGGACCATATGCTGTCGGACCTCCACCTCCAGTAGGATAGGATTCAACTAATCCTAAATTAAAAAATCCTAAATTATTTGGAATAGTAGTAAGAAATCTTGCCACTTTAATTTTGTTTACTTCTTTCTCTATGATACTGCAGAATATTTTCGTGATGAAGTTTAATGTCTTTGATAGACTTGCATTGTGGGATTTCCCTAAGACCTTTTATCATTAAATGTTTAGGATTACAACAAAAAGTTCTGCATTCTGGCTGATTAAATATTCTATATTTACCTGTATATCCACGACTCAACCAAAAAGCAATACGTGGTGCTGATTGGGTTTTTCCTGAGTGAAAAGGAGAGGGGAAGTAAGCGGTAGATTCAGTGCCATTTTTTCTAGTAGCACCTTTCCATTCCCAACAATCATCTTTCCCTTTTATATCTACCTGTTCCCAAAATCTTTTTACTTGCCAATACCATTTCATTTCAAACTCTCTTACATCAACAGTGCATCTAGATTTTTTTATTTCTTCCATACAATCTAAACATTCTCCCATCATACCGAAATTACCTTTATGTTTATTAGTCCCTTGGATATGCCAAGGACATTCATAATGTTGAGTTTCTGTCACGACACCTCTAAAATTTTTTGCTTCATTTGGATGAGCTCTCATTAAATTTATACACACATCAGAGAGATTTGACCAAATCTTTTCCTCATTATATTGATCTTCTTTATCTTCGGCATTATCATAAGTCTCTCCAGAACAAATTCTTCTTACGGAATGATATGGTAATCGATAATGTTTAGATAGTTTTCTACTACTTACACCACTCTCACTTTCTGTTCTTAACTTAGTTATTAAGTCAATACTTATACATTTATCACTAGTTTTTGCATTTTCATAAGCTACATCCTTCCTAGTTCCCCAGTAATAATGAGAAGGGTTTAGACAATATTGAGATTGACATTCACTTCTTTTTACAATTATTGGATTCTCTTCAGAATAATTTCTACCTGTCATGTTTAAGATTAAAGGTCTAGCATCATGACCTTTGTACATGAGTTTTGTTTTTTTACTTGTTGTAAATCCTTTAAATCCAGCATTGTTCATTTTTGTTAAACACCAACAAGATTCTTTCCCAAAGTGTTCTAGGGCTGTTTGAAAAGCTCGTACAAATAATATTTGATCATATGCAGTTAAATTTTTGTATAAAAATGCATCATTATTTTTCATGCAAAGTAGGGGGTGAGTGTATTGGTAAGCATACATCCCTTTGATAGCAATGGCAATCGTTGAACACCCAAATACCAAAAATTTTTGCCTATTTATATTACTTTTATAGAAGATGAGGTTAGGTATATGACTGTTAAATTTTATATACACCCACTTACCTAACCACAGCATACACGGAGTTAAGTGAAATGCCCTTATTTTTTAGGAACTTGGGTGTTCATACTAAATCTTAGTCATATAAATTAATTTGAAATACAAAGTACAATTATTTGTACTAACCCTACCTCTATTTTTAAATATATAAAGCAAAAAGTAATAATTTTCATTTTGGGTTAGGTTTGTGACTGTTAAAAAAAGTTATACACTCATACACCTAATCTCAGAGTTTTGTCGATGATAGTATAGAAATACAAGTTTTTAAAAAAAATGCCAGGATACACAGGTTTTGATCAATCTGGATTACAAATGACCACAGATTTAGGTGATCCTAGAAGGCAATCCAAATTACCAGGGGGCTATGCGACCCAAGGTCAATCTGTAAGTGCTCCTTATGCAGAAGCAAATATGAAAGCAGCTGAAAAAACTAATCCGATGAATGCTAAATCACAAGAAACACCTGTAGGAGACAGAGTTGATGAATTTTTAAGTAGAGTCAACAATTAAAATGAATAATTTCAAAATAGACGAGATAACAGGATTACCTTTTAATCCTGATGGAACTGTCACGGTTTATCATCACACTAATAGGCAAGCAGCCGAAAATATATTGCGTTCTAGCGAACTCAGAAGTGCTGGAGAACCTGATGTTTATGTTACGACTAGAAAAATTACAGATACTGGTTATGGTGACACTGCTGTACCAATAAATGTAAATCCTAAACAGTTAATTCTTGATGATGAGTTTCCAGGAGATGGGAGGAGAGATTTTAGAATTAGACTTGAAAGACCGAAAGGATCTATTCAATTAGAAGTTCAAAATTTTTTAAACAAAATGGGTATTGAAAATGGGTGATAATGATTTTCCTGCTGTAATGGCAAACGGAGGACAAGGTAAGACATTTTTAAGTGGTTTTGTCAAAGGTAGAAATCTTATTAGCCAATCTGGAACGGATGTAGAGGATTTCGAAATGGAGAGAGAATATGAGCAAGAATTAGGTAAACCCATGATGGAAACTGTGAGATTTCGTAAATAAACTCGTCGTAAAATTGAGTTAATAAATCAAAGTTTGAACAATAAATGTCACAGACTAAGGCTCAATTAATAGCTTCAGATGCTACTTTTACGATATCTTCCGACGCTTCATTTAATTCTGTAACTGTAGGTAAAGGTGCAAACTCTGTTGCTGGTAACACTGTTCTTGGAGAAAGTGCTTTAGATGCTTCTGTTTCTGGTGCAGATAATACAGCTATAGGTAAAAGTGTTCTAACAGCTTTAACATCTGGTACTGAGAACACAATGGTAGGTTCTTTAGCTGGTGATGCAGTAACAACAGGTAATAATAATGTAGGTGTTGGAAGGCAAGCTTTAGGCGGTGTAACTACTGGTGGTAATAATGTTGGGGTAGGTTGGAACGCTGGTGTAAATATTACAACGGCTACTACAAACGTAACTGTAGGTTTTAATAGTTTAGCTGATTGTGTAACTGGTTCAGCTAATACTGCTGTTGGTACAAATGCCCTTGCAGATACTACATCAAGCGAAAATGCAGGTTTCGGTAATGAGAGTTTAAGACTTAATACCAGCGGTCAATATAATGCAGCTTTTGGTGCTAATACACTCAAAGCTAACACTACAGCATCTAACAACACTGCTGTTGGATACAACTCTTTAGCAGCAAACACAACTGGAGCTACTAACGTAGCTGTAGGAGGTAATTCTTTAGATGCTAATACTACAGCAAACAACAACACTGCTGTTGGCTTTAACTCTTTAGGAGCAAACACAACTGGAACTAATAATGTAGCAGTAGGTGTATCTTGTGCACTTTTAAATACTACAGGAAGTGGTAATACTGCAATCGGATCAAACGCTTTGGACGCAAATACTACAGGTGAAAACAACGTAGCTGTGGGTAGAGGAGCTTTAGGTGGAAACACAACAGCATCATTTAATACGGCTGTTGGTTTTGATGCCGGACTAAATATTACATCAGGATCAAGTAATACTGTAGTAGGTAAATCAGCATTAGAAGATTGCACTACTGGAACTTTTAATACTGCTATAGGTGATAACGCACTAGCAGATGTAACTACAACTTCAAGTTCTACTGCTGTCGGTCATGCTGCTCTAAATAAGAATACTGCAGCTGAAAACACTGCTGTTGGAAGAAACAGTCTTAAAGAAAATACATCAGCAAGCAAAAACACTGCTATAGGTTATGACGCATTACAAGCGAACGTAACCGGTCAAAGTAATGTAGCTTGTGGACATGATGCAATGAGATTATATACAGGTGCTAATAGTGTTGCTGTTGGCCAGGGGAGTTTATCATCCTCTGGAAGTGGTACACAAAATGGTGGTAGTAATGTAGCTGTTGGTATAAGTTCTTTAAGATTAAATCAAGGTGGACAGCAAAACGTAGCTGTTGGTGATACTGCAATGCAAAATAATACATCAGGTAACGTAAACGTAGCTGTAGGACAAAGTTGTTTAGGAGCTAATACAACTGGAATACAAAACGTAGCTGTAGGAGCCTTCACTTTAGATGCAGCAACAGCAGATAACAACAACGTAGCTATTGGTTACGGTGCTATGACTAACAATAATGGTGGAGAAAATTGTACAGCTATTGGTTCATTTGCTTTAGAAGAGAATACAACAGCAAACAACAATACTGGAGTTGGCCATAAAGCTTTAGAAAGTAATACAACTGGAACTTCACTTACAGGCGTAGGTGCTTTTAGTTTAGATGCTAACACCACTGGTAATTCTAATACTGCTTTAGGTATAAATTCTTTAGGTGCTAATACTACAGGATCTAATAATGTTGCGTTGGGAAATAGTGCGTTATTAGCAAATACTACTGCTAGTGGCAATACAGGAATTGGTCACGCTGCTTTAACTTCTAACACAACTGGAACAGGTAATACAGCCGTAGGTTCTGAAGCCTTAGATGCAAACACTACAGGAGGAGAGAATACTGCTGTTGGATTGACTAGTTTAAGTAGTAATACTACAGGAGATGGAAATACTGCTGTTGGTAGAACTTGTATGTTTTCTAATACTACAGGAGACCAAAATACTGCTATCGGTAGACAAGCATTAGGGGCAAACACAACTGCAGATAACAATACTGCTGTTGGTTACCATGCTATGTTAACAAACGAAACTGGAGCCAATAATACATCAGTTGGACACGCTGCTTTAAATGCAAATACTACAGGTTCAAATAATACTGCATTAGGTAGAGCTGCTTTGGGAGATAATACCACAGCTGCTAACAATACAGCCGTAGGCTATTTTGCTTTACTATCAAACACAACTGGTACTGAAAACACAGCAATGGGTTCTCAGTCTTTAGATGCTTGCACAACGGCTAATCAAAATACTGCTGTTGGTTATGAATCATTATCTAATTGCACAACAGGTATTAGAAACACTGGTATTGGTAGGAAAGCATTGAGAGATGTTACTACTTCTAATCAAAATACGGCAGTAGGAAGTTCTTGCTTACTTAACAATACAGGTACTAATAACGTTGGTGTTGGAAACGACGCACTGGTACAAAACACAACTGGAGGTAATAACGTAGCTATAGGTTCTTTATCTTTAGATGCTAATACTACTGCTGGTGGTAATACTGCAGTTGGTTATCAAACATTATCAGAAGTTCAAACTAATACTGGTCTTACTGCTGTTGGTTACAGAGCTTTAACAGTTAGTAATGGTGGAAATAATAATACAGCAGTTGGATATAATGCTGGAGTTGCTTGTACAACTGGTGACTCAAATGTAATGATGGGAGTTAACAGTCTTCTTTCTTTAACAACTGGAGATAGAAATACTGCCATTGGACATCAAGCTCTATCAGGTCTTACAACTACTGATAATAATACCGCATTAGGATATCAAGCTGGTGTTAACTATACCAGTGGGGGACAAAGTGTTTTTATAGGAAGAAATTCTGGTGGTACTTCTGGTAGTGGTGTTACAGCTATTGGCTTTTATGCTTGCGAGAATACTACAGCAGATAATACTCTAGGTATTGGGTATCAAGCACTCAATGCAAATACAAGTGGAGGAGACAATTTAGCTGTTGGTAATAATGCCCTAGATGCCAATACAACTGGAGCTAACAACACTGGTTTGGGTAGACATGCTTTAGGAGAAAACACAACAGCTAGTAACAATACTGCGGTTGGGTCTCTTGCTTTAGATGCTTGCACAACTGGTGAAAGTAATACAGCTATTGGTTATGCAGCTTTAACAGACTTATCAGATCAAGGACATTGTACTGCTGTAGGATCACTTGCAGGTGAAAACGCTGTTGGAGATGAAAATACGTTTGTCGGTGGAAGAGCAGGTAAAGGCACTGGCAGCGGTTGTAATGGCACTGATAATGTTGCAATAGGGTATAAGGCTTTAACAGCATTTTCCTCTGGAGGAAATAATGTTTGCATTGGCCATGAAGCTGGTAATGGAATTTCAACAGGCAGTGGAAATACATTTGTTGGCCATGAAGCTGGTTCAAACTCAGTAACAACAGGTGGTAATAATACTTTTTTAGGTAATGGTGCTGGTGCTGCTCAAGGGGGTGCATTGGGAGATAATATATTTCTTGGAAATAGTAGTGTTCAAACATTAAGATGCCAACAAACTTCTATTACTGGTCTTTCTGATGAAAGAGATAAAACAAATATTGTTGATTTAACAGATGGTTTGTCTTTAGTAAATTTATTAAAACCAAGAAAATTTACTTGGGCTATGCGTACACCAAGTTCAAATGATGGTAAAACAGAAATAGGTTTTGTTGCACAAGAATTAGATACTGCTTTTGGTGACAAGAATGAATATGTTGGAATTGTTGATAAAACAGATACTAATAGATTAGAAGCTGCACCAGCAAAATTAATTCCAATATTAGTTAAAGCAATACAAGAGTTATCCGCAGAAGTAAATGCTTTAAAGGCTGCATAAATTTAAGCTATAATTTAAGTAAATAAAATTTTTAAAAATGGAAGAGAAGACAGCAGACGAAATTGCGGCTATTTTTTCAGCTGCTGGCGACAGCGTTACTGTTATTAACACAGCTAAGACATCAGATGAGACTGATGATGATTATAAAGATAAGATCAAAAGAAATGTAGAGCATCTCGAAATTATTAAGGAATACAAGAAGTTAGATGAAACAACTTCTATCTGGACATCAGAAGATTTTACAGCCATTGATGCTGCTATTGTTGCAGGTAAGAAAGTTTATTCTTGATCAATTAAATAAAAGAGATAAAGTAAGGTAAATATCTTTTTATCTGTATGCAGATAGTAAATTTTTTTCTATCTAAACCATCCGTGTACACACTTCCAGGAACATGGGAAAAACAACCTTTAATAAAACATGGAGATTATGGTGGATTGCCACCAGAGGGTCAATTAGTTGTTATCATCCTTATATTGTTGCTAACAGTGACCGGATATGGACTGTATGTAGCATTTGGACCACCTAATAAAAACTTAACTGATCCTTGGGATGAGCACGACGATTAAAGAAATTTTAAAATTTATTGTTATTTTTTCTGGTGTGGTAACTTTTTTTGAAATTTTTTCAATTTTTATTTAATTTTTTATAATATTCTCTAGCATTTTCAGTTTGTTTTATTTTATTTTTGCAGTGTTCGCAATCACAAGTGCAATGTGGGCACTCACATTTCTTTTTTAACGCAGCCCTTGCCTCTTGAAAAAAAGGTAAGTTCTTCAATTTATAAGTCTGCAATTTTTTAGTGCAAATATTAATTAAATTATACTTCCAGAAAACCATATAACCCTGCCATTGTCCCTACAATGACAAAGAATCCAAACTCTATAAGTGGATAGTAAGGGCTATAGAAAATTTTTTTCATGCATAAATAAAAGCACTAAGATCAGTTGCTAAATATGCAGCAATAATTAGTGTAAATAATAAATGGTTCATTAGGTTCCTTGATAAACAGGTGTCATAACACCACCTCCTTCATCATCATCGTCATCATCATTAGTCCTTAAAACTAATTCAAATAAAACAACAAATCCTATGGGATAGAAACACCATAGGATTGCTTGAAAGGGTGATATTTCGTTTATTTGTGATAACTCATGCATTAAAAAATGCCGAAGAACATATGTCCTGTGAGTAAATCAGATGTTGCTGCTGCAACCAGCCCAAGCA